TTAACCGGCAGGTTGTTGGTTCGAGTCCAACTCGGGGAGCGAAGGCCCAGAGGCTCCACCCGCTGGGCCTTTTTGCATGCCCTCGAAGAGCTTCCAGACGGGCACCCCGATGAGGTCTGCGAAGAGGACGATGTCCGCGGGCGTCAGGGGAGTGATGCCGCTCGTGCGCCGGTTGACGTAGGTCTGCGTCAGGCCGAGAGCGCCGGCCATCTTGCGACCCGTCCACCGCTGGCGGCTCATCTCGGCCCGGAGGTTCGCGGCAACGACCTGGTTCGGGTCGAGGGCCGACTGCACATCTGCGTTGGTCATGGGGCGAGCGTATCGCAAACACGCTGAGCGTATCAAGAAGCGCGCCAGCGATTTATGTGACGCGTTGGAGTGACACGCGAGACGACTCATCGGGGTTGCGCTGAGTCGCATTCTGACTCACACTGGCTCGCATGCCCACTCAACGAGTCGATGTCGCCGCCGAGGTCCGAGCGGCCCTCGCCCGGAAGCGCATCTCCCAGCGCCAACTCGCCAACCTTCTGGGCCTCACGCAACCGGTCGTGTGGCGTCGCCTGCGCGGCGACGTCGCCTTCAGCGTCGACGAGCTACAGGCCGTCGCGGAGGCGCTCGAGGTACCGGTGTCCTCGCTCATCGGGGGAGAGCAGGCCGCTGCCGTGCAGGTCGCCGCACCCCAGACGTCTGGAGACGCAGCATGAGCGCCGCCGCTCGCCGCATCCGCACCGCCGTCCGAGCCGTCGTCGGACTCACCGTCATCGCGGTCAGCGTCCTCGTCATCGAGGCCGCAGCCCAGCATGCCGCCTCCGCCGTGCTCCTCGGCCTCGCCCTCACCGCGCTCGCCGTAGCTGTCGCCGTGGACCAGAACCGGGGCCGAGCGTCGTGACGACGGTCCTCTGGGTGCGCGTCACGGGCTGCACCGTCTACGCCTTCCCGCCGAGCATGACCGGCTCGCAGCTCGACGACGAGCAGTACCAAGCCGGCACGTTCCGCGGCACGGGCCTCGGCACCACCACCGCCAGCGCGAACACGACCGGCGACCCCGCCTACCTCGGCGAGTTCGACAGCCGCACCGACGCCATCCACGCCGTCCTCCGCCACCACGACATCATCCCCACCGACAACAGCGTCGGAATCCGCTGATGTTCGACACCGCCCGCCTCGCACGCCCGCAGCAGGCCGCCCCCACCTTTGTCGACGCCGACCTCGTGCGCCGCCACCTCGCGCTCCTCGCCAGCCGCGGCATCGGCTACAAGCGCGCCGCCGAGCTCGCCGGCCTCTCGACCGAGTCCGTCCGCGTCATCGTCGCCGGACGACGAGGCTCCACTCGCGGTGGCGAGCTGCCCACGCGCGTCACCGCCCGCGTCGCCCGCCCCCTCCTCGCCGTCGTCGCCGACGAGCCAGACCCCTACCTCGTCCCCGCCCTCGGCGCCCGGCGTCGCGTGCAGGCCCTGACACTCCTCGGCTGGACGCAGACCCGCCTCGCCGAGCGCTTGCACGTCGACGCCCAGGCCGTCGGCCGTGTGCTCCGCAGCAAGCAGATCAAGTCCACCCTGCACTGGGCCCTCGTCGCCCTCTTCGACGAGCTCTGGGACCTCCCCGCGCCGGCCCTGACCGCGCACGACCGTGCCGCCGCGACCCGTGTCGCCGCTACTGCGCGCGCCCTCAAGTGGCAGCCCGCCCTCGCCTGGGACGACATCGACAACGACGACGAGCCCGGCACCGGCGAGCCCGTCGACATCGACGACCTCGCCGTTGACCTCGCCGTCGACGGAGAGCGCCACGTCCGCCTCACCTACGCCGAGCGCCGTCCCGCGATCGCAGCCCTGAACGGCCGCCGTTTCACCGACGGCATGATCGCCGACCGCCTCGGCCTCCACATCGACAAGGTCGGCCAGATCCGCCGAGCCCTCGCCCTGCCCGCCGTCCTCGACCCGGAGGCCCACTCGTGACCGAGCCCCTCACCCTCGCCCAGAACGCCATGCTGCGCCGCCTCGACTGGACCACCGTCACCACGTGCCAACAGCGCACATCGGGCATGACGGCCTGCTCGGACCGCGCAACGTACCGCCTCCGCTGCCAGCGCTGCCCTCAAGGCATCGACCTGTGCGCGCGACACGGCGTCCCCTTCGCCTCGTTCCGCTCGGTCTGGAAGCAGCCCGGAGCGTCCCTCTGCTCTCTGTGCGGCCTCTCCGGCACCTTCCGCGCCGTCTTCACCCTCGAGCCCCTCGCCGTGCCCGCATGAGCGCCTGGCTCACTGACCCCGGCACCGCCGGCCTCGTCGTCTTCGTCCTCACCTGCGCCGTCTGGCGCCTGACCGCCAGGAGCAACCGTGGCTGACCGCATCGTCGCTGGCTTCGCGCTCGGCGTCCGCGACGTGCCGCAGCGAGGCATGACCGTGAGCGTCGTGCACACGATTCCGGGCCTGTACCTCGAGCCGTCGGACGCCGCCGACCTCGGCTACGCGCTCGTCGCGCAGGCCAACGAGGCCATGCTCGCCGAGCAGGCCAAGCGACGGAGCACCCGGTGAGCCCGGCGCACCCGAAGCCCGGGAAGCGCGGACCCAGCATCGGGCAGCGTTCGCGTCAGCAGGTGTCGGCACTCCGCGACATGCTCTACCTCCGCGACGACTACCGGTGCTGCGTCTCCGGCACCGACGCCGGCCTCACGTCGCCGTGCGAGGGGCCCGTCACCGTTCAGCACCGCGTCGGCAAGGGCGCCGGCGGCTCGGCCCTCTTCGACGGCCCCGAGTACCTCATCACGATGTGCCTCAGCCACAACGTGCGCGCCGAGTCCTCCGCCGAGTTCGCGCGTACCTGCCGCGCGAACGGCTGGTCGGTCCGCCGCAACGGCCTGGTCGACGTCGCGAAGGTCCCCGCCCTGTACCGCGACGGGTGGTACCTGCTCGACACCGACGGCTGCTCGCGCCAGCGCATCCACCCGAGTATCGCCGAGAAGCTGATGGAGCAGGCCGCATGACCGCGCCCGTCGAGCATCAACCAAAGGTTGATGACGGATCGAGAACGGCGCGACCTGCGACCAAGCGCCCGAAGCGCACCCGCCACGAGGTCGAGACGCTCGACTACCTCAGCGCCGCTGCGCGCTTCATCCGCGCCGCCGGCATCCGCGTAGGCCAAGGCGACGAGGCCGAGCTGCAGAGCCTCTTGAACCTCCACGTCGTCCTCGACGAAGCCACCCAGGCCGCCGTCGACGGGCAGCTCGCCATCGGCAAGACGTGGAAGGACATCGCCGCCGCCACAGGTAAGTCCACCCAGGCCGCGCACAAGCGCTGGGGCCGCAAGACCGAGGGATCACCGTCATGAGCAACAAAGCGATCACGTGGGCCTACGCCCAGACCGGCACCGAGAAGCTCGAGAAGTTCGTCCTCGTCGCGCTCGCCGACATGGCCGACCAGGATGCGTCCTGCTATCCGACGAACAAGACGCTGTCGGCGATGACGGGCCTCGCGTGGAACGCCAAGACCGGCAAGGGTGCCGTCACGGGTCACATCGCGAGCCTCCTGCGCAAGGGGTACATCACCAAGGAGGAGCGCCGCCGACGCGATGGCGGGCAGGGCTCGAACCGCTACTACCTGCAGCTCGACCGGGTGGAGGACGACCGGGGGGTGGAAGACACCCGGGGGGTCGATGACGCCCCCGGGTCCCGGGTGGAAGAGACCCCGGGGCCCCGGGTGGAATCCACCCCCCGCAATAGGAAGAACCCCCAAGAGAACCCCCAAGAGAACCCTTCTTCGTCGGCTGTCGCCGCCGAGACGCCGGGGCAGAAGTTCGCCGAGCCGCTCTGCAAGGTCCTCGCCGAGCAGATGCAGCGCAACGGCGTCAAGGTCCCGGAAAAGCTCTCGACGAAGTGGCTCGACGCCGCTCGCCTGATCGTGGACCGCGACGGACGCGACCCTCGTGAAGCCCGCGACCTCATCATCTGGGCCACGCAGGACGAGTTCTGGCGAGCCAACGTCCTGAGCATGCCGACGTTCCGCAGCCGCTACGACCAACTCCGCATGCAGCGAGACCGAGCCGCCACGCGTCAGGAGCAGACGAACCGGCCCACGCCGATGGACCACGCCCGCAGCGTGCACGAGCAGCTCCTCGCCCGCAAGGCCGCACAGCAGGCCACCACCGACACCCCGAAGGAGATCCACTGATGGACGCCATCGAAGCGCACACGCTCCTCACCCAGGCCAGCCTCATCGACCCGCGCTCGAAGTCGCAGGTCGAGCGCGCCGAGGAGTGGGCTCACCGCCTCCACGACGTGAACTACGCGGACGCCCTCGAGGCGCTCAACGTTCACCAGCGCGAGTCGACGGAGCCGATCATGCCGGCGCACGTCCTCGCGATCCTCCGCCGCATCTACGCCGACCGCCGGGAGCGTGCTCAGCGGCAGCTGACCTACGCGCCACGGGGCGGGCACCCGGCACCGCCCCGCGAGCTCATGGACCGGTGGGTCGAAGCTCACCGCACCGACCCCGTCCTCGCGGCAGCGATCCACACCGAGTACAAGGACTGGCTCCGCGCGCAGGGCATCGACCCCGACGAGGGCACCCAGCGGGAGCAGCCCTCGACCGCGTCCTACTTCCGGGGCGAGGGCCGCGACATGGCGATCCCCAGGGGCGACCGGTGACCGAGCCCTACGAGACCGCCCTCGACCGCCTCCTCGCCGAGCAGTACTCCCACCGGGGCGAGACTCGCGAGGAGCTCGTCGCCCGCCTCCGACGCGACGAGGGCAGCGGCAGCCTCCCCGACCTCGCCCTCCGACGCTCGACCTACCAGGCCGAGGTCGCCCGCACCGCCACGAGAGGAACAGCACGATGACCAGCACCGCCGAGCACTTCGCCGCCGACGTCGCCACCCACCAGCTCGAGGTGGTTCGCGACGACGGCCTGTACCGCCACCTGCGCGCCCGCCGGCCGGGGACGGGCATGTACTGGTTCGACATCATCACCTGGCCCGGGAGCCTGACCATCACGGGAGACATGGGGACGTACGTCTTCGCCCGCGAGGAGGACATGTTCCCCTGGTTCGGGTACGAGCGCGACGACATCAACCCGCACTACTGGACGCAGAAACTGCAGGCCGTCGACACGAACTCCGGCGTCCGCGAGTACTCGCGCGACGTCTTCGTGCAGCAGATCCGCGAGCACCTCACCGAGGACTGGACCGGCCTCGGGCCTGCCGCACTCGTAGCGGTGCGATACGCCGTCGAGACCGAGCTCCTCGCCGAGTCCTGGCTCAGCGACTACGACACCACCACTGAGCACGGTGCTCGTGAGGCACTCGACCAGTACCGGGGTCCGGGTGGCTTTCGCTTCGAGGACGCATGGGAGTGGGTCCTGACCGAGTACAGCCACCAGTACCTCTGGTGCTGCCACGCGATCCTCTGGGCCATCAAGCGCTACCGCGACCAGCGCGACGGCCTCAGCCGGGGCAACGCCGCATGACCCGCCAGCAGTCGCGGACGCCGAAGCAGTCCGAGCAGGCGCAGGCCCTCCACCGCCTCGCCGACGTCCTCGAGCACGCCGTCGAAACCATCGTGGCCCCCGCGCTCGCCGCAGCCCCGCCGCCCGCGGTCGAGCAGGCCCAGGTCGTCGCCACCGCGGCCCGCTACCTCGACCTGCGGCACCTCGGCGACTGGATCGAGATCCCCGGCCGCCCCGCAAGGCCGATCGAGCGCACGGAGCCGAGCATGCTCACCACCGCCGGCGTCCTCGTCGGCATCAGACCGGGCGAGCCCGGCCGCGGCGACCAGCCCCCGACCCGTGTCCTCGTCATCGCGCAGGGCGGCCAGATCGCGCCGCACTCGGTGCGCGTCGACGAGCCCGTGAACACCTACCCCCGCGCGCAGCGCTGACGGAGAACCGACCATGTCCGAGATCACCCTCACCGACCTCTTCGCTGGCGCCGGCGGCTCATCCACTGGCGCCCTGCAGGTCCCGGGCGTCAAGGTCCGCATCGCCGCGAACCACTGGCAGCTCGTCTGCGACATCCACGCCCTGAACCACCCCACGACCGACCACGCCGTCGTTGACCTGCACCAGGAGCGGCCCTCGTTCTTCCCGAAGACCGACATGCTCTGGGCCTCGCCCGAGTGCACGAAGTGGTCGCAGGCCAACGGGAGCAAGATGCCCGCGATCGAGGAGGGCCTGTTCGAGGACCCGCTGTCCGACGACGCCAAGAACCGGTCCCGGCTGCTGATGTTCGACGTGCTCCGCTTCATCGACCACCACCGGTACCGGCTCGTCATCGTCGAGAACGTCGTCGACATCGCCACGCAGGCGAAGTACCGCACCGCGTGGGACATCTGGCGGTCCGAGCTGCGCGCGCTGGGCTACCGGTTCCGGGTCGTGTCCTTGAACTCGATGCACGCGCAGGCCTACGGCGCGCCGGCGCCGCAGTCACGCGACCGCATCTACGTCGTCGCCTGGCCCGAGGGCGCCGTCGCCCCGGACCTCGACCGCATCCTTCGCCCGAAGGCGTGGTGCGACCGCTGCGACACCCTCGTCGAGTCGGTGCAGTCGTTCAAGCGGAACCGCACTGTCGGCCGGTACCGGCAGGCGTACGTCTACTGCTGCTCGCGCTGCGCCCAGATCGTCGAGCCCGGGTGGCTGCCCGCCGCCGCGGCGATCGACTGGTCGCTGCCCGGTGAACGCATCGGAGACCGCCTCAAGCCGAAGACCCGGGCCCGCATCGCGGCCGGGATCGCCCGCTACTGGGGGCCGCTCACGCTCGAGGCGGCCGGGAACACCTACGACGCGACGTCGCCTCAGCACCCCCACCACGGCGACCCCGACGCGTACTACCGCTCCTGGCCGATCGCCGAGCCCCTGCGGGCCCTGCACACGACGAACTCGAAGGCCCTCGCCGTACCCACGGAGGGCCGCGACGGCAAGGAGGCCGTGCCCGTCACGTCGCCGATGCGCACCCAGACGACCCGCGCGGAGACCGCCCTCGCGCCCGCCCCGTTCATCGCCGAGATGTACGGCACGTCAACCGCTCGCCCCGTGTCCGAGCCTGCCGGGACCTTCACCGCCGGCGGCAACCACCACGGGCTCGTGACGACTGCTGGCGGCTCATGGAACGACGAGACCCGCACGACCGAGATGCCGTTGCGTACTTTCACCACCAGGGACGCGAACGCGCTCGTGCAGCAGCCGTTCGTGACCCAGTTCCGAGACCGCGACGACCGCAACCTCGACCCCGCCGCCGAGCCCCTCCGCACGATCGTCGCCGACGGAGCAGCCCACGCCCTCGTCACCCGCCACAACACCATCCGCGGTGCCGAGCAGGGCAGCCTCACCACGCGCGCCGACGACTACCTACGCACCCTGACCACGACCGCGAACCAGTCCGTGATGCGCCGCCCCGGGACCGTCACGGCCGCGGATCTGCGCGAGGCCGAGGACATGGTCCCCGAGGTCCTGTTCCGCATGTTCCAACCCCACGAGGTCGCCGCCGGCATGGCCTTCCCTGCCGACTACAAGTGGCAGCCCGCCGACCGCGCCCGCCCCGTCTCGAACCGCGACCTGGTCCGCGCGGCCGGCAACGCCGTCACCCCGCCCGCCGCCCGTGACCTCATCGCGGTCGCCGTCGAGTCCCTCGGCCACGACGTCGCCCTCGTTGCATGAACGGCCACGACGTCGCCCTCGCGCTCGCCGAAGCACAGCTCACCTTCATTACGGAGGACGACCTGCAAGCCGAGCTCGCGCGCGTCCTCACCGAGCACGGAGCGGCAGCCGCCCGCGAGGTCGTCCTTCCGAGACACCTCGGTCGCATCGACCTGGTCGTCGACCGGGTCGGCATCGAGGTGAAGACCGACGGCGGGCGTGCCGACGTGCTGCGCCAGCTGCAGCGCTACGCGCACGCCGCCGAGATCGACGAGCTCGTGCTCGTCACCACCCGCACCAAGCACCATCACGTCCCCAACGAGATCGGCGGGAAGCCGCTTCACCTCGTCTCCCTGATCGGAGCAGCCCTGTGACCCGCACCTACGGCACCTACGCCTACCTGCCCACCGGGCCCGATGCGCGAGGCCTCGTGGCCTTGGCGGACGCCGGCAAGCCGACCTGGTCGCTTCGGCTGCAGCCCGCCGTGGCGATCCGCGCCAAGCGCGTCTTCGCTCGCGCGCGCTCGTCCGTCGCGGGCACCGTCACCGTCAGTGCCACCCCTGAGGCAGCTCACGACCTTGAGTGGTTCATGCAGCGCTTCCCGCTCCTGCCTGCCGATGAGCGCACCGAGCGTACCCTCGCCGCGCACGCTGCCGAGCACGCCCAGCTCGAGCAGCAGGTCGGCGAGATCCTCGCGGGTAGTCATCAGCCGCAGGCGCTCACCGTCGTGCCCGCCCGTCCGGCACGCGACTACCAGCGCGCGGCCGTCGACCTGCTGCGGACGACTCGTCGCCTGCTGCTCACCGACGAGGTGGGCCTCGGCAAGACGTTCACCGGTCTGCTCGCCCTCGCTCACGACGATGCTCTGCCCGCCGTCATCGTCCCGCCCACGCACCTGCCGTCCCGGTGGGTGACGGAGCTGCAGGAGTCGTTCCCGACGCTCACGTTCGAGGTCGCGAAGGGCACGAAAGTGTCGCCGGCGTTCGAGGCCGGCCAGCGACCCGACGTGCTCATCGTCCCGTACTCCCGACTTGCCGGCTGGGCGCACCATCTCCGCGGCTGGGCCCGTACCGTCGTCTTCGACGAGGTGCAGGACCTCCGACGCGGCACCGGATCGCAGAAGGGAACCGCGGCGAAGATGATCGCCGACGCCGCGGAGTACCGCCTCGGGCTCACGGCGACACCCGTCTACAACTACGGCGGCGAGGTGTGGGAGCTGCTCAACATCCTCGCGGACGGGGTCCTCGGCACGCATGAGGAGTTCATGCGCGAGTGGGGCGGCAACTGGGGTACCCACACCACCGTGCGCGACCCTGCCGCGCTCGGCGCGTACCTCCGCGAGCAGGGCGTCATGCTCGGCCGCACCCGCAAGGAGGTCGGCCGCGAGCTGCCGAAGACGATCAAGGTGCCGCAGTTCATCGACGCCGACCCGAAGGCCCTCGAGCAGGTCGCGGGCGACGCCGCCGCGATGGCCCGGCTGATCCTCGACGACACCGCCACCCGGCAGGAGAAGTTCCAGGCCGCGGGCGACCTGGACTGGAAGCTCCGCGAGGCGACGGGGATCGCGAAGGCGCCCTACGTTGCCGAGTTCGTGAGGCTGCTCCTCGAGGCGGAGGGCAAGGTCGTGCTCTTCGGGTGGCACCGGGCCGTGTACGACGTGTGGAACGAGCTGCTGGCCGAGTACCAGCCGGTCATGTACACGGGGTCGGAGTCGCCGAAGCAGAAGGACGCCGCCGCGGAGGCGTTCGTGCATGGTGACGCTCGGGTGCTCATCATGTCCCTGCGATCCGGCGCCGGCGTCGACGGCCTGCAGCTCGCGTCGAACGTCGCCGTGTTCGGCGAGCTCGACTGGTCACCCCAGGTGCACGAGCAGGCCATCGGCCGGCTGCGCCGCGACGGCATGGGGGAGGCCCCGCCCGTCGCGTACTTCCTGAACAGCACCGAGGGTTCGGACCCGGCGCTCATGGAGGCGCTGCAGGTGAAGCGCAACCAGGCCGAGCCCCTCGTCAGCCGCGACGGCAAGCTCCTGACGAACGCCGTGCAAGACACGACCCGAGCCCGGCAGCTCGCTGAGTACGTCCTCGCGCTGGCCTCCGCGTCGTGACGGCGTTGAGTCAGGGCACGTCGAACGTGAACTGGAGCTCACGGAAGCCCGCGTCGTACCAATGCAACCCGATCGACACGCTCGCAGGAGACTCGAAGTCCGCGGCGAAGGTCACGTAGATGCTCCCACCGGGTGGGAGCGTCTCGTCGACGGCCGCGCCGATCGTCGCCACGTTCGGCTCCGCGACGAGGTTCGTGAACGTCACCACGTAGCCGGTGCGGTTCGTCACCTTCCATCGACTCGAGCTGACTCGTTCGACGCTCCACGGATCCCGGGCCTCGAGCGCCGCCTCTGCCGCCGCCGCTTGCCGCTCAGCAGCATTTGCGCTCCGTAGGGACGCGTCCGCCGAGTCCTTCGCCGCCCGCAGCGCAGCCGCTTCATGCTCCCCGGCCGCGGTGCTCGCCGTCACGGCACGCCTCCGCGCTCGACGCGCGTCGATCGCACCGAGAACCGCAACCACTGCCCCGACGACACCGGTACCAGCCGTCACGAAGTCCACCCACGTCAGCTCATCCACCCGCCGACAGTAGCGAGAGGCCCACATGCCTGACCAGCCGACCCATCACTCGGGGGGTACCAACTCCGAGAACACCGACACGAACACCCCGGCGCTCGCCGCAGCCGATGTACGGCTCCTCGAGTTCGAGCAGCAATGGCCCACTCCGACGGCAGCAAAGGAGGGCGCGATCGTGACTGTGCTGCGGATGTCGCGGGTGCGGTACCACCAGCGTCTGCGCCTTCTCGTCGAAGATCCGCGCGCGCTCGCGGCTTTCCCCGACGTGTGCACCGGCTACCTCGCGAGCCTCGAGCGTGGGCGTGCGCGGCGCGCAGCGCGGTCCGTGGGGCGCGTGGAGGTGCCGGACGCCCTGTAGGCGTCCCCCCTCGCGGGCACGATCCTCGCATGACCCTGATCGTGGACGGAGCGGCCCGTGGCTGACGAGCGCGTGTTCTTCGTGGGAGACCTCGGCACTGACCACCTCGGCCACCACGTCGTGGTGGATGTTCCGGCCGAGGCAGCGTTCCCGTGCACGGTCGCGGGGGAGCTGCACGCCGTGCACCACGTGCGCGCCGTGCGCACCGGCCGGCTCACCACCGTCGTCGCGATCGTCGGGCACGACCCCGAGTCGCCGTGGGGTCCCGAGTGGCGGCCTTTCGTGGTGGACCCCGAGTGGAAGGTCACGGTGACCCTGTGAGTGCCCTCGACCGCATCGGTGACGACTTCCCGCATGGCACCCCGGCGGGCTTCGACCAGGGGTGCCGCTCGGGGGGCGGGTGCCCGGCGTCCCGGGAGACGGGGCAGTCGTGCAAGGCAGCGAAGACCCGCGCGGCCCGTGACTCGCAGTACCGGGACCTCATCGCGTCGGGTGCGCCCGTGGAGATCCTCGCCCGGCCGGAGCTGCCCGAGCAGGTGCCGACGACTCCTGCCGCGCCTCGCCCGGCCCCGCATGCTGCGACCCCGAAGCTGCTGCAGTCGAAGCCCACCCCGGAGAAGGCCGCGACGATCGAGCACGGCACCGCGACCGGGTACCGGGCCGGCTGCCGGACCGACTGCCCGGGCGCCGATGACGGCACGACGTGCACGCAGGCCGCCGCCGCGGACAAGAAGCGCCGCCGAGAGAACCCGCCGGCACCCCGCCGCGTCGGACGCTCGCACGGCACCCAGTCCGGGTACCAGGGCGGCTGCCGCGCCCACTGCCCGGGCGGCGAGGACGGCCGCACGTGCAGCGAGGTCGCCGCCGAGGCTCGCCGTGCCGCCGCCGACCGCAAGAAGGCCGCTCAGGCCACCGTCACCCCTGCGCCGAAGGAGCCCGCATGGCCCGCCACCGACACGACTCCCACGCCGACGCCTTCTCCCGCACCGACGTCACCTTCTGCCACCGCCTCGACGACGACGCCGCCTGCCGCCCCACCCGCGACCCCGACACCCGCACCGGCTACACCTGGGGCGACGTTCCCCGGCGCCGGCACCCCGCTCATCGAGCGGCTGGCCACCTCCGCCGCCACCAAGAACCCCGCCCCGACCCCGCCGGCGGCACCTGGCCCATCCTCCACGTCACCTACCAGTGGCACCCCCACCGAGAACCCGCCGCGCTCGCCTCAGCCGGCGACTCCCTTCGATGAGCCGTCTGAGCTACTGCAGATGACGGTTCTCGCTCAGTTCCGGGCCGCGTGGCTCGACGGATACCGCTACGGAAAGGCCCACTCGTGAGGAAGAGCATCTCGCAGCTCGTGACCGTGCTCGTGTCGGATCACGACGAGTTCGTCGGGGGAGTGCTGCGCACTGAGGAGGCACTTCTAGGGCGTCTGCGCGATGCGGTGACGTCGTCGACGGGCGGGTCCGGGTCGTCGGGCACGTCGTCTCTCGCGTCCGAGCGCACCACGTTGAACGATGGCGCGTTCGCCCTGTGGGAGGACATCACTGGCCGCATCGCGTCGATGCTCGAGTCCGCGACCGAGGGGGAGAAGGCCACGAAGGACCCCCGGCGGAACCTGCGCCGCTGGCTCAAGGCGTGGCAGGAGGCGGTGAAGCTCGAGGAGGTTACCGAGACGCAGGAGCTTCACCAGGCCGGGATGCTGACGCGCATGATCGAGCGCATCCGGGACTTGTTCGACCCGCCGACGGTCAAGGAGATCATGGGCACGTGCCCGTCGTGCCGTCAGCGGTGGTGGTTCACCAGCGCCCGGCACGGCACGCGCACGTCGGTGATGCACAGCGTCCTCCGCACCGGGTACCCGGTCGTCGTGTCCTGCTACGACTGCGGTGAGCACTGGACCGGCGAGCACGAGCTCGCACGCCTCGGCCTCGTCCTCGCCCTCTGGCCCCGCGTCGAGGCCCTGACCACGCACCACGTCACCCTCGGCGGCACCGACCTTGTCGCCCTGCCCGACGTCCTCGCCCTCTTGCAGGACGTCGCCGGATGAGTACCTACGCGGGGAACGTGGTCTGCGTCACGGGCAACCCGGCTTCCTGCACGAAGTACTTGCGCGCCTGCTCGGGGGTGATCTCGCCGCGGAGCCACGCCGTCACTGCGGAGTTCATCGCCCCTGCAGACTTTGCGAGCTGCGGCGACCGCGACGGCTGCGCGGCGACGATCAGTGCCATTTCGCCCATGGGCCACTCGTCCGGCCGCAGAAGCACCTGGAACTGTGCGATCAACGCCAGGAAGGACGTGTCGTTGGGGCTGATGACACCCGCGACGACCTTGGGGAACACCTCCCGCAGCTGTTCCTTCCGCCGTCGCTCGCTGCGCAGACGCTCACCGAGAGTCGCGCTCACCAGCGGCACCAGTGTGCTCACGACGAGCGTGCTCCCCGCACCGATTGCCGCTCCCCAGAGTGCCGCTTCCCCGCTGTCCATGCGCTCGAGCGTAGGGGACCACCCTCGTCACACCACGGAAGGACACCGCCCATGAGCCGCCCCCGCACCCCTGAACACTTCCCCCGCATGAAAGTGCGTGGTGGCCGCCGCCGGCACCTGCAACGCGCCACCCAACGCGCAACCCTCGCACGTCGCGCCGCGCGCCTGGACTGGGCCACCATCGGTCGGGCCATTCTCGACGGGTTTGCGGCGCTCACCGAGGGTGCCGGTGCCGCACTGCTCCTCATGGGCGAGGCGCTGCGACAGGAGCCGCGGCGAGACGATCACGCCCTCGCCGGACCGGGGGAGCGAGCATGAGCACCTGGCCCGACACCCTCAAGCTCGGCCCCATCCGCGAGTGGCCCGGCACCCTCACCGGCGCCGACGTCCGCCAGCGGTCGCCGTTCTCGGCGTCGCTCACGCAGACGCTGCAGCTGCTCGACCGCGAGATCTACCACCTTGCCCGCACGAGGGCGCACCAGGAGTCCGCCGAGCTCCTCGTCGCCATGCCGCCAGGGGCGTTCCGCCTCGACGGCCGGCCCCGAGCCGACGCCCGCGCCGAGCACCCCGGCGTCGTCTTCTCGATGGACACCCCGCACGGGCACCTGTCCTACCCGTGCGACCGGTTCACGACCTGGCAGGACAACCTCCGCGCCATCGCCCTCGCCCTCGAGGCGCTCCGCAAGGTCGACCGGTACGGCGTCACCCGCCACGGCGAGCAGTACCGCGGGTTCCTCGCCCTCGAAGCCGCCGCCACGCCTGCGGGCTTCACCGCCGCCGACGCCGCCGTGCGTTTCATCCGCGAAACCGCCGACGCCTACGGGCAGAACCTCACCATCACCGCTGCGCTCCGCCGGGCAAAGCGACGCACCCACCCGGACACCCCCACGGGCGACGCCGCCACCTTCCACCGCGTCTCCCTCGCAGAGACCACCCTCCGACAGGCAGGACTCCTCTGATGCCCGACCAGCACGAGACCCCGGCGCTCGCCGAGGCCGGCCCGCAGCCCCTCGACCTCGCCGCGATCCGAGCCCGCGTCGACGCTGCGACACCTGGGCCGTGGGCCATCGTCGAGCGCAACGGCGACCCCATCCGCCGCAAGCTCCGAGGCGCTGACAACCGCTTCATCCTCGGGCTCGCGGCTCTGCTCTACCCCGATCCCGCCGATGCCGACTTCCTCACCCACGCCCGAGAGGACGTGCCCGCCCTGCTCGCAGAGGTGGAGCACCTACAGGGACTCGCAATGGGTCTGTCCATCGACGCCGAGCGCGCCGCCGCTGAGCGCGACGAGCTCGCCGCGCAGGTGAGACAAGCGCGCGCCGAAGGCTGGGACGAGGGAGCCGAGTACAGCGTCGGCTACTCGACCGCCCCGCTCTACGACAACCCATACCGGGAGGGCCGCTCGTGACCGGCTGCGACGACACGGACAGCACGTCGAGGGACTTCACGGTCGACAACGCAAGCCGTCCCTGGGACGCGAGAGACGACGCAGGGTACGAGCACCTGGCCCTCCCTGACGACGAGGACGAAGAGACTCTCGCGCTCGCCGAAGCGACCCCTGGGGCTCGTGTCTCGTACACGGGGACGCTGGACCCGTCGTTCGTGGCGTCTCGTCACTGGGAGGCGGTGAAGGCCGCGGTGGTGGCACTGCTGGCCGGGCAGGGGGTGCACGTCGACTTGTCACGGGTGCCGCGGTACGCCGGTCTGAGGATCGACCGGGGGAGCATCACGGTCCGCACCGTGCGCCAGGACGACGGCGGGCACGTCGTTTTCGCGCCGCACGGCCCCGACGGTCCCGACTACGCCCGCGCCGGCGTCGTCACCGACGAGCACACGTACCCGCTGCCCGAGGGGCACACCGGCTGGATCGAAGTCACCGCATGACCAGCCCACGCCCCGCCGCCACCAGCGCACTCGTCCCCGGGCACACCCTCGTCGCCGAAGGCAAGCCATACCAGCAGACACCCGGGTACGCCGGCACCCCCGTCTGGACCCGCGTCACCACCTCCCGCCGCGGACACGCCCTCTGCTCCTGCGGCACCACCTCCGACGAGCTCCCCTCCACCGGCCAACGCAAGCAGTGGCACCGTCAGCACAAGGCACGCGTGACCACATGACCCCACCCCGACGAACCACGGCGCTCGCCGGGGGTGCCGCGTGCATCCGTGCTCGGCATCGCACCCGGCAGGACCGCAACGTGCGCACGCTCGACGACGGGACGCAGGTCCACGCTGTTCACTGCGAGCAGCAGGGCTGTCCACGCGAGGGGCAGGTAATCGCGCACCGGCCGACCCGCTCGTGAGGATCTGGGCCGTGAGACTTGACACGCGTCGCCATTTTCGTGCTAGCGTGCACCTCACGGCCCAGGACTCTGTCTAGGGCCAGAAAAACCGCCTCGACCTCGTCGAAGGCGGTTTTGTCGTTTCAGGGCTCCTGCGAGCATCCTCGCGCCCCTCCGGTGCTGATCCTCCGGACGACAGAGCATGGATCCGGCCGGGCGCAAGATTGCACGAGGCTGAGCGACCCGGCCCCCCCTCACCACCGACGCACCGCACGCCGACACACACCCCCATCGGCTGACTCTCTCGCCCAGCTCGGAGCTTCTCCGACGTGGCGAACGCGGGCCCAGCACACCACGGAACCGCGGTGATGCGATCGTGCGTCGGCACCTCTTCGAGCAGGCCCGTCAACGGGAAGTGATCTCACCGAAGGCCGCCCATGACGCAGCCAAGGGCCGAGGCGGGCGCGCACTGCGCGCATCTGCGGGCCTGCTCGAAGCCACACCCCGCCACCTTGGAGGCCTGCTCGTGCACATCGTCCTCGTCATCTTCGGCGCGCTCCTCGCCCTCGTCGGCGTCGTGTTCACCGCAGCGTCCGCCGCCGGGTTACGGCAGCAACACCTCGCGGGCACGTCCACCGCGGGCCCAGTCGTCGGCATCAGCCTCGGGGCGGTCATCGCCCTGGGCGGCGCGGCTCTCATCGTTGCCGGGGCGCAGTCGTGAGCGACGACGTCGCGACGTGCCTCCGCAAGATCGTCGCCGAAGAGCGTGCTCGCGAGATGGTCATGGACGGCGAGCAGGCGTACTACCACCTGCTGGACAGGGTCGAAGCGCTCACGGGCCCCGATGCTCTCGTCGCTGCCATCGCGCAGCTGACGCACCAGGTCGAGCGCATCGCAGATCAGGGCGTCGAGGCTGACGTGCACGTCACGATCGAGAAGGTCCTCGAGGCGTGGGAGGCGATCGGGCAGCGGTCGCAGCAGCACTTGCCGGTCGAGTTCCTCGACAAGCTCGGGGTGGTGGTCGACTCGTGACCGTCACCGACCCCCTCGGCCGCCCCTTCCCCGAGTACATGCGCAAGCTGCAGGACGCCGTCGCGCGGCAGGGCTACACGCAGGGGTTCTTCAAGCCGGCCGACACCGTCGAGGTCATGACGGTGCAGAGCGCCGACCCCGTCCGCGTCGCCGTTCAAGCGGAGGTGGTTCCGGCGCGCCTGTCCACGGACCCGCCCGTGCCGCCGACGTGCGCGCACGTCGGGCACCGGTGGCTGTCGAGGTCCGACGCCGGCGGGGCCCGCGAGTGGCAGACCTGCGCACGATGCGGGGCCGACCGATGATCCGCCGCCTCCTCGACCTCATCGGTCACCAGCCACAGCCCAATGGGCGGCCCTACCTCTGGTACATCGGCCGCCACGGATCGGTCGTCTACCCGCGCACCGACCAGCGCGCGTCCCTGCGCATCCGCCTCAGCAAGTGGCATCCCGCGCCCGTGCGAGCAACGCTCGGACGCGTGGCCTTCTGGTGGGACCGACAACGGGAGTGGCCGCGCGTGCGCCGCGTGTGCGGTCAGCCCTTCCCGGGCGACATCCTGGGGCCGGTCATGGCGTGCGGCCTGTTCGTCGACCACCCCGGCGCGCACGACGCGGACGGCATGGTGTGGCGATGATCGGCAGGTGGCTTACCCGCCGCCGCGAGGCCGCCGCCAACGCCTACGTCGCGGCGTGCGGCGCTGACCGAGCAGCCTTCTCTCACCGCGCCGTGCTCGCCGCGTCGCGCCGCCTGTCCCGCGCCGACCGCATCCTCGACGCGTGGACGTGGCTGCCCCGCCACCTGACCCGCAAGGAGGACTGATGACCGGCCGCACCCCCGAGCAGGACGCCGCCGTGCAGGAGCACGCGACCGCCGCCCGCGAGGCCCGCACCCGCATGCTCGCCCTCGAGGGGCTGCACGCGGCCCACCCGAGCGTCAACCGCGCCCGCGAAATCGACGCCGCCCGAGCCGAGTGGCGCGGCCACGTCGAGGCTGCCGGCGTCATCCTCCGCGCGACCCGCACCGAGCCCGCCCACGAGCCGCGCCCCACGGTTGGCTCGGTCCTCCGCGGCCTCGCCCTCACCTGGCGCACCCACTACCGGGCCGCCCGCGCCGAGCAGGAGCGACGCCGCCGCGAGGCGTTCCGCTGCAGGGCAGCGTCCCCCGCGGCCATGCCCGGCCCGGTCGTGCACTGCATCCGCGACCGCGGGCACGACGGCCGCCACGGCTACGCCGGCATGTTCTGGGACGCACCGTGAGCGGCCGCGAGCTCGACCCCGACGCCTACCACCCGCAGCACCCGTGGGAGCAGGTCGGGCACCCGCTCTACCTGCCGCCCGCGCGGCGGTCGCGGGGGAACTGGCCGCCCGAGGACGCCACCCCCGCGGGCCCGAGCGAGGAGCAGGCGTGGCGCACCTGCCGCGTCACGCGACCGCCGAGCCCGAGCGCCGCACGTACCGAGGGCTCGACCTGTGAGGCCGGCACCGTGGGCCCCGATGGTCGCCCCGCCGTTGCCCCTGCGCAGCGACGCCGAGTGGGACACCTGCCCGCACGCCTACGCCGCCGAGGACTGCCGCCGCTGCGACGCCGCCCTCGTCCCATGACGTGACCCCGGGGGCCTGACCACCCGGTCCTCGGGGCCACCCCCAGGAGGGACACCCCATGCCCCGCCACCGCCACCCCTCAGGGCCCCGCCCCCAGGGCACCCCCGACGGGCGCGACATCGCACCGTGGACCGGCCGCGCGCGCGCACGTGCCCTCGCCCGGGTGAAGGCGCAGGGCGCCCGGCACCGCACCCCGTGCGTCATCTGCCACCAGCCCATCGACTACTCGCTCGAGTACCCGCACCCCGACAGCTGCTCGGTGCAGCACATCATCGCCCGCAAGGTGCGCCCCGACCTGACGTGGGACCCGAGCAACTGGGGTCCCGGTCATCTGGTGTGCAACCAAGCTGCGGGACCACGACCGGTGCTGGACCTCGGCATCACCGACACGTGAGGAGCGACACCGTGCACGACCACGACCACGCAGCAACCCGCACCGCCGCCGCGAAGGCGCACCGCCGCGACGCTGCCCGCACGCACGAGGCCGAAGCCGCCCTCATGCGACGGGGCAAGGGCACCCGAGACCCCCGCACCCTCGGGGCCCGACCCACACCCCAAGCCGCACACGACCAGTGCACCGACGACACCCACCAGGACGAGCACCACTGACCACCCCGTAGAGGCCCACCACCAGGGGCACCCAGCACCCCCACCGCCCGCCAACCACCCACCAGACCCGCGCCCACCACCACCGAAGGGGTAGGGGGCCTCCAAGATGCACGCCGTGCACCCTGACCTGTTCGCCGCCGGAGAGGCCTCCCCCCCCGAGCTCCGCGACGGGAGGTGGGGGTCGCGCGTGTGCGCGTGTGCGTGCGCGTGCGCGCGAGGGACAGGCTAGCGCGCCGCCTGGGTCCACCTGGGTCTACTGAGGGGTTCGGGCCGGGAGAGGGGCGCACAGCGCGCCGGGGCGGTCGTGAGCTGCGTGCAGGCGACCGGGCGGGGTAGACGGACCGTCCGGGTGCCAGGAATCACGAGCTGAGACCACAGGACGACGAGGTGAGTGCGATGAGCGAGGAGCCGACCGAGCCGCCTGCGGAGGCTGCAGAGCCCGCGGCGCTGGTCGACCTCGACCTCGACCTGTCCCTCGTCGACGCCACGCGTCGCGCGGTCGCGGCTGAGCCTCGTCTGCGCGACCCGCGCTTCCATGCGGCGGTCGTGAACCTGATGCGCCTCGCTCGGAAAATCGACGCGTGGGACCAGATTGTCGAGTGGGCGCTGGAGGATGTCGCCGGCAAGGGCCGCGGCGGGCGGCCGGCGGTGCCGCAGAACGACAACGTCAGCGCGTCGGCGTACGCGAAGCAGCTCGAGCAGCTGGGCCTGACCCCGACGGGCCGGAAGGCGCTGGGCCGCCCCATCCGTGACTTCAACGAGCCCGAGCGCGAGACTCCCGCGACGGCGGCTGACGAGAAGGGCGGCGTCGGTGGCGGAGCAGGAGGCAAGGTCAGCAAGCTCGACGCCTACCGTGGACAGGCGTCCGCCGCGCGGTGACGGCTCCGACCACGACAACGTGGTCTACGCCGGGTGGGAGGACCTGCCCGACGGTGTCCTCTACGGGCACGCGGTGCCCCGCATCCACACGAAGCCGCTGCGCGAGCTGCACGCGGGTCGTCATGACTCGTTCGGCCAGATGGTCGAGGCGCCGACGTCGCTGGGGTTCCTGTTCATCACGTGGGCCCGGGACATGTTCGGCATCCGTCTCGACCCGTGGCAGCGGTGGCTCGTCATCCACATGCTCGAGACCCGCCCCGACGACCGGCTGAGGTTCTCCACGGGCCTCGTGCTCGTGGCCAGGCAGAACGGCAAGAGCACGCTGTCGCAGCTGCTGTCGCTGTTCTTCATGATGGTCATGTCCTGGCCGGTCGTCGTCGGCACCGCGCAGGACCTCCCCACCGCCGAGGAGGTCTACGAGGGCGCCATCGCGCTCCTGGAGGACGACGACGAGCTCGCGTCGCTCATCGCGGACCGCGGCAAGACCAACGGGAAGAAGTTCATCCGCCTCACCAGCGGTGAGCGGTACCTCGTGAAGGCCGCGAACCGGAAGGCCGGCCGCGGGCTGTCGGGCAACTTCGTGCTGCTCGACGAGCTCCGCGAGCAGCACAACTGGGCCGCGTGGGCCGCGATCACGAAGACCACGAACGCGCAGCGCAACCGGTTCATCCTCGGCCTGTCGAACGCCGGGGACCTCGCGAGCATCGTGCTGCGGCACCTGCGGGAGGTCGCGCACCGGCAGCTCGGCGACCCTGACGGCATCCTCGTCCTCAGCGACGTCACGGCGCCGTCCGAGTTCGAGGTCGAGACCGACGGCGCCCCGGACCTGCTCGTCGACGTCGAGGACGGCGAGGAGCCGGGCGAGGACCAGCCGGTTACCGTCGCGGACCTCACGCAGTCGCCGGTGACGCTGTTCCTCGCGGAGTGGTCGGCGGAGCCCGGCATCGACCGGCGCGAGCGTCTGGGGTGGCAGCAGGCCAATGGGTCGCTGGGCTACCGCGGCATGCAGGAAGAGACCCTCGTCGAGCAGGTCGAGATCGACGCCGAGTGGACGTTCCGCACCGAGGTGCTGTGCCAGTGGCCGAGCACGTCTCTCGCGGGCCCGTTCCCGCCCGGGTCGTGGGAGGCGGGCGTCAACACCCTCGAGGACACTCCTGCCGGGCCGCGGGTCCGGGCTGAGGACCGCACGGTCGGGCCGCTCGACCTCTGCATCGACATGAGCGAGGGCCGCGCGTTCACCTACGTTGCCGCGGTCGGGGTGCGCCCGGACGGGAAGCACCACGTCGTGATCCTCGCCGCCAGGCAGGGCACCGGCTGGGTGCGGTCGTTCATCATGCAGCACGCCGACCGGAAGCGGTTCCGGTACTGGACCGGGCAGGACTCAGGTGCCCCGGTGTCGGGCCTGGTGAAGACGCTCGTCGAGGACGGCACGTTCACGCTGCGGCACCGGCCGTGGAAGGGCGGTGACCTCATGGCCGCCTTCGGGTCCCTGTTCGATGCCGTGCGTGACGAGACGATCCGCCACCACCGGCAGGCCGTGCTCGACATGGCCGCCGGCACCGCGGTCACGAAGCGGCTCGGTGACGCGTGGGTCATCGACCGCAGCGCATCCGAGATCGACGCGGCGCCGCTCGTGGCCGCGTCCGGTGCGTACTGGCTCGCGACCGCCCCGCCCCTTCGAGAGCTGCCGCCGCCGCCGGCGCCCGTGGCGCTCTCCACCATCACGCCCGCCTCCGGACGCTCGCCCTCGACGACGGGTGGTGGTCGCTCGCGGCGGTTCGACTTCTGACGAAGGGACACCCACATGGCCGACGACGACAAGACCGGGCCCGTCAACACGACGGCGAAGGGCTACGTGAACGGCGGTGTCGGGTACTACGTCAGCGGGTTCGACCCGAACGAGAAGAACCCCGCGTGCCAGTGGCCGGCATCGATCGGCACGTACGACGCGATGCTGCGGCAGGACGCGCAGGTCACGAGCGTGCTCCGTGCCCTCGTGCTGCCGATCCTGCGGACGTCGTGGAAGCTCGATGCGGCAGGCGCCGACCAGGAGGTCGTCGACATCGTCGCGGACGACCTCGGCCTACAGATCAAGGGGCAGGAGAACAGGCAGCCTCGCCGCACTCGCGATCGGTTCGACTTCCAGGAGCACCTGCGCCTGGCGCTGACGAAGCTGCGCTACGGGCACGCGTTCTTCGAGCAGGTCTACGAGGTCCGCGACGGCCGCGCCCGCCTGCGGAAGCTTATGTGGTTGCCGCCGCGCACGATCCGCGAGATCAAGGCCGCCCGCGACGGTGGCCTCGTCGGCATCCGCCAGGCCGAGACGGCGACGGGCGACCTCATCCCGGTGTCGCAGCTCGTCGCCCACATCAACGACCGCGAGGGTGGCAACTGGATCGGGCAGTCGCTGCTGCGGCCGGCGTTCAAGTTCTGGCGGCTCAAGGACATGGCCCTGCAGACCGAGGCGGAGACCCTCGAGCGGCAGGGCATGGGCGTGCCGAACTACACAGCGGCACCCATCCCCGACGGCATGACCGACCCCGCCGACATGCTCAAGTGGCAGGAGAACGAGATCGCCCGAGGCGCTGCCTACGCGCAGGCCTTCCGCGCCGGTGAGAGCGCGGGCGGAGCCATCCCGAACGGCGCCGCGATGGAGCTCATGGGCGTCAAGGGCCAGCTGCCCGATGCCGACAAGGCGCTGCGCCGGTACGACGAGCAGATCGCCGGTGCGGTCCTCGCGAACTTCCTCAAGCTCGGCGGCTCCGACTCGACCGGGTCCTACGCGCTCGGGACGACGTTCGCGGACTTCTTCACGATGAGCCTGCAGGCCGTCGCGAAGGATCTCGCCGCGACGATCAACGCGCACGTCGTCGAGGACCTCGTCGACCTGAACTGGGGCGTCGACGCCGTCGCGCCGCGCGTGGTGTTCGACGAGATCGGCACGACGCACCCGGTGACGGGCGAGGCCATCCGCGCGCTCATCGAGTCCGGCGCGATCCGCGCGGACGACGACCTCGAGCGCGACCTGCGCACGAAGTACGGCCTGCCGCAGCCCGACACGGCGTCGACCCGCACCTACAAGGGCAACACCGGCAAGGGCGCCGCCGAGGACGAGGGGGTGGCCGCATGACGGTCACGATCGTCGTCGGCGCCCCATGTGCCGGCAAGAGCACCTACGTGGACGCGGAGCACGCGGACGACGACGTGGTCGTCGACTTCGACCGGCTCGCACAGGCCCTCGGCTCGAGCACCCCGCACGACGCGACCGACGACGTGCGGCGCGCCACGCACGCGGCCCGGTACTCGGCCATCGCGCAGGCCCTCGAGGTCGAGACGGACTCCTGGGTCGTGGAGACGTCGCCGACACCCGAGCGGGTCGCGCTGTACGTCGACGCGGGCGCCGAGTTCGTGCTGCTCGACCCGGGCATCGACATGTGCCTGCAGCGCGCGGAGGACGACGACCGGCCCGAGGGCACGGATGACACCATCCGCGCCTGGTACGAGGACCCGCCGGTGCTGCCCGACACCACACGCCGCGTCGAGGACGTGGCCGCCAGAGCCGCCCGAGGGCGAGAAGGAGTCACCATGTCCGACCGCAACCCCTACGGCGCCCCGCAGGCCGACCGGCCCGAGTGGTACCGCGTCGGCAACGTCGTGCGCGACGAGGCCCGCGGCACGTCATCGGCCGAGATCTGGGTCGACGACGTCATCGACCCGTGGTGGGGCATCAACGCGTCGACGTTCCGGCAGGAGCTCGCCGCGCTCGACGTCGACCGGATCACCTTGTACGTCAACTCGCCCGGCGGGTCGGTGTACGAGGCCATCGACATGATGAACAACCTGCGCCGGCACGACGCGCACGTCACCGCGGTCGTGAACGGTCTGGCCGCGTCGGCGGCGTCGTTCCTGATCCTCGGCGCGGACGAGGTCGTCATGGCCCCGCACAGCGAGCTGATGATCCACGACGCGTCGACGATCGTGTGGGGCAACGCCGAGGACATGGAACGCACCCTCGCGGACCTCAACCGCATCAGCGACAACATCGCGTCGATGTACGCCGAGAAGGCCGGCGGCGCCCCCGAGGACTGGCGGGTCCGCATGATCGCGGAGACGTGGTTCACGGACCGCGAGGCCGTCGAGATGGGCCTCGCCGACCGCGTCGAGGGCACCACCCGCACCAACGTCGAGGACCGCTTCGACCTGTCGGCCTTCGCCCACGCGGGCCGCTCGCACGCACCCGCTCCGGAGTCGACGTCGACCGTCGCCTCCCTCCGTGACCGCGTGATGCGGTCCGGCACCGTCTCCCCGGCCGACGCCGTGCAGCAGGTCGCTGCGCGCCTCGTCGCTCGGGCACCGAAGCCGCCGACGCCGTCGGAGGACAGCACCACCACCCACGACACGAGAGGAAGCGACCGCATGGACGCGACCATCCGACAGGGGTTCATCGACGCGCTCGGCATCACCGATGCTGACGCGACCGACGAGGCGATCCTCGCCGCGACCCGCGAGGCGCTCGACGAGCGTGCCGACGCGGACGCACCCTCCGCCCCGACCGCAGCCCTGCCGGGCACGACGGTCATCGACAGCACGCAGCTCGAGCAGCTGCAGCGCGACGCCGCCGCCGGCCGCGAGGCCCGCGACCAGCAGAACGCCGACCGTCGCACCGCGGTGCTGAACCGCGCGATCGACGAGGGCCGCATCGCCCCCGCGAACCGTGCCGCGTTCGCTGCGCTGCTCGACGCCGACGAAGCGGGCACGACCGCCCGCATCGCCGACATGGCGCCCGTGTTCAACACGACGCCGAAGGGCTACCAGGGCGGCGTCAAGGAGTCCAGCGACGCGGGCTCGGTCACCTACGACATGTTCTGGCCCGAGGCCGACACGACCACGAAGGGGGCCTGACATGGCCGAGCAGGAGTACACCGAGCGCTTCACCCCGGGGCACGACGTCACGTTCGCTGTCGGCGACGACGTCCGCGCCGGCCGCGTCGTCGAGGTCACCGGCAACCGCCAGATCGCCGAGACCAGCGGTGCCTCCGCGAAGGTCGCCGGCGTCGCCGCCGAGGACCGCAAGGCCGGCGGCGACGTCGTCGTGAAGCACGGCAAGTGGCACGACCTCATCGCCTCGGGCGCGATCACCGCAGGTGACCGTGTCGCGTCGGCCGCGGGCGGCACCGTCGCCACGGCGACCCAGAACACCATCGGCCTCGCGATCGAGGGCGCCGCCGACGGGGCAACCGCCCTCATCCGACTCGACCAGTAAGGACAAACGACATGGGCACTCAGTACCCGGCGGAGCCGGTCACCCTCTCCCAGAACAACACGGTGCAGGAGGTGCACCACCTGCTCGACCAGCCCGAGATCATCGCGCGTCGAGAGCAGACGCTCACCGACCACGGCTTCATCGCCGACTACATCCTCCCCGGCCGCTACGAGGCGGTCGGCGGAGCGATCGTCTACGAGACCGGTGGCGAGACCATCTTCCCGACCGGGTCCCCGGAGCGCGTCGCCCCCGGCGGCGAGTACCCCCTCACGTCGTTCAACAACGGAGCGCTGGCCACCGCGCGCACGGTGAAGTGGGGACAGGACGCGTACGTCACCGACGAGGCGATCAAGCGCCAGCGTCTGCAGCCCGTCGACCGGGGCCTCCGCAAGCTCGCCAACGGCATGATCCGCCACATCGACTCGGTGGCACTCGGGCTCATCGGGTCGGCGGTCAAGACCACGTTCAAGGCGTCGGGCGCCTGGTCGGACATCGAGCGCGCCGTCGAGGACATCCTCGTGAAGACGGCGCAGCGCGAGCAGGACCTGATCGGCGAGGGATTCGACTTCCAGACCGTGCTGCTGACCCCCGTGCAGCACGCGCAGCTGACGGCGTGGCTCATCAACAGCGACAAGCTGCCGCGCGAGGCGGGCAACCCGCAGTTCACCGGCGTCGTGTCCGGGTACCTGGACAAGGACTGGGTCAAGAGCAAGTACCTGCCGTTCAACGACCCGATGATCCTCGACCGCAACTTCCTCGGCGGCATGGCCGACGAGGACCTCGGCTCGCCCGGCTACGTCCGCAGTGCGGAGGGCGTCGGCGTCGAGACGAAGGTCATCCGCGACGACGACAACGACCGCTACCGCCTCCGCGCGCGTCGCGTCACCGTGCCCGTCGTCATGGAGCCCCTCGCGGGCTTCACCATCACCGACACCGGCCTCGCGGCCTGAGAGAGCAGGACAGCATGAGCACCAAGCACATCGTGACCGCCGGCGCCGTCATCGTCGGCATCGGCCATGAGGGCGAGAAGCCGATGCCGGTGACCGTCTACCGCGGCGAGTACCTGCCCCTGGGCGTCATCGACAGCGACATCGAGCACTGCCTGCGCCTCGGCCTCATCGCGGCCGAGGACGTCGCCGAGGTCGAGCTGTCGGAGGCGCACGTCGTCGAGGGCCGGGTAGTCGAGACGGTCACCGTCCCCTCGGGTGAGCCGAAGAAGGCGTGGTCCCTGCCCGAGCTGAAGCAGTACGCCGCGAACCGCAGCGTCGACCTCGGCGAGGCAACCACGAAGGACGACATCCTCGTCGTCCTCGCGGACGCCGCGCAGGCGGAGCAGGCCGAGGCGGAGCGCCAGCGCGCCGCCGACGCGCAGGCGCAGGCCTGAGACAGGGGGCGTCGCATGGCTGACACGTACACCACCCCGGATGACGTCGCGGCCGTGTGGCGCCCCCTCCGCCCCGACGAGGCGACGCGCGCCGAGGCCCTCATCGGGTCCGTCGAGCGTCTCCTCGTCGGCCGCTGGCCGAGCATCCCGAAGTGGATCGACGCCGACCGGCTCGACGAGGACACCCTGAGCGACGTCGTCGTGTGGCTGGTCCTGCCGGCTCTCGGCACGGACGCGCAGCTGCCGGTGAACGCGAAGTCGTGGCAGGTGACGGGCGGCACCGAGTCGCAGCAGGTCACCCTCGCCGACACCGGGTCCGGGGCGTTCTTCACGGTGCTGCCGTGGATGGTCGACATCTTCGAGCGCCTGGCACGCGAGGACGACCCGACCCGCACCCGGCACGCGGGCGCCCCGATGTTCGGCGGCGGCCGGGCCCCGCGCGTGGGCGGCATGTTCCCGTCGCCGACGAGGTGGTGACCGTGCCAGTCAGCAGCATGCACCCGGACACCGTCGTCGTCCGCCGCACGGTCGCGACCAACGACACCGACGACCACGGTCTACCCATCGTCGAGGTGACGGAGCAGACCATCGAAGGTGTCGCGGTCGAGCCGCTCGCCGCTGGCGCCGCATCTGACGCGCTCGACGACGGCGAGGCCATCGAGGTCTTCCGTGTGAGCACGTCCGTCGTTGCCGACTGGGTGTCGGAGAACGACACGTGCACGTGGAACGGGCAGCAGTTCGTCGTGAACCGCCCACCTCGCACCTATCGGCGGTACAAGCCGCACACCGAGTTCAACCTCATCGAGGCCAGGGGGTGACGCCATGAGCGGCGCCTACGTCGACGAGAAGTACCTGCAGCAGCAGGTGTTCAACTCGCCCGTCGTCGCGCGGGCCCTCGCCGGCCGCGCGCGCATCGCCCTCCCGGCTGCGCAGCGCGAGGCGATCGCCGCCGGCGCCCCCGGCTGGGCGCGGAAGCTCCGCATCGAGGAGGGCCGCCGCCCGGGCACGAAGTCACCCCGGGGCATCCGCCGACCGTTCGCGCGGATCATCGGCCCGAGCGAGGTCACCGAGGGTGACAAGCCCATCGACCGGCAGCGGGTCCTGCGTCGGGTGGTGAACCTGTGACGGGCCTCCGCGATCCCGACACTGAGAGCGCTGTCATCCAGTGGCTCAAGGCCTGGATGGGCGAGGGCTGGTACGTACACGCCGAGGGCGAGCAGCTGACCACCCGCCCCGTGCCCGCGATCGCCGTCGCCCGCGCCGGCGGCACCGGGTACGACGTCGACAGCGACGACACCATCGAGGTCACCGTCGTCGAGCGCGACCGGGCGGCCCTGTGGCCGGCGTGCGCGGAGGTCACCGCCGCGATGCGCGCCATCGTCGGCCGCGGCGTCGCAATGGTCGACGAGGTCGAGGTCACCGGCCGCTTCGCGATCGCTGACCCGAACCCGAACCCCGACACCCGTCGCGCGTCAGCCCTGTTCCGGCTGACCGTGCGGCCCCAGTGACCCGGGCGGCACCCGCCGTCCGCCCGCCCCGGCGCCTGCCGGCGGCGACGTCAGCCGACCGCTCGTGCGGCGGCGCCAACCCCAGGAGGTACACATGGCCGGAGCGTCCGTCGCCGATCAGATGGAGATCGGTCTCGACAACGGCAACATCCGCAAGCACGGCATCCAGCTGCTCGCCCTCGCCGACATGTCCACGCCGTGGCCCGCGGCGTTCTTCGAGGAGGTCACGGCCAACGGGTTCGTGACGACGCTGCCCATCGCGCTACCCACCGGGTTCCGCAACATGGGGCTGATCACGACCGACGGCATCGGGCACTCGCAGGACATCAGCACCAGCGACGTGAACGCCGTGCAGTCGACCGAGGTGCAGCGCAGCGACGTCGACAGCGAGACGAACACGTTCTCGGTGACGTTCCTCGAGCAGTCCGCGTGGACGCAGGGCCTGGCGCACAAGCTGCCCGTGTCCGCGTGGCCGGCGAAGAACGGGCCCGAGTTCGACTACGCGGACGCGCCCGGCGGCGCCTACCCGCGCTACCGGGGTCTGATCTTCGCGCAGGACGGTGTCGGTGACGACCGCGTCTTCCGCGTCGAGGGCCTGCCCGAGATCCAGGTCACGGGCGCCGGGGACCGCACGCAGAACCGCAGCGACACCGAGAACACGGAGCGCACGTTCACGCGCTACCCGAACAGGGCGGCCGGGTACTCGATCCGACGGATCAGCAAGAAGTACAAGCGGGCCGTCTCGGCCTGACCCACAGGGTCGGCCGCACCATCCGGGGCGGCGGCGGCGTGACGAGGTCCGCCGTCGCCCCACCTCACCTCGTTGACACCTCGTCAGACCAAGGAGCAGCACCATGACCACCCAAACCGACGCGAAGCGGAACGGCGCCTACACGCGCGCGAGCCTCCGACGGAAGACCATCGAGCGGGTCGGCACCGACTCGATCGAGCTGAAGTTCCTCGCGGACGAGTCCGACGACGGCCAGGAGCACACGTTCACGGTCCCGCACCCGTTCTTCTTCGACAAGGAGACGAAGGCGGCGCTGAAGGCCCTCGAGGACCTCGACGACGACGACGTGCCCGAGGGGTACGACGAGGAGACCGACGGGCCCTTCGATGCGGAGGACTACCGGGCGCGGATCCTGCTCGGCGAGGAGCAGTGGGCGGAGTTCGTCACGGCCGGTGGCACGGGGACGGAGATCCAGCACCTGGTCATGGACGCGAACCTCGAGACCCGTGACCGGCTGGCGGACGGGACCCCTACACGGCGGTAGACCTTCTCGGCGACTACGCGGAAGAGCTCGAAGCGGCACTGTGCGCGACGTACGCCCCCCGGGACCCCCTGGGGGAGTACATCGACGGCACGATCTCGCTTCGAGCTCTTCGCGTTCTCGTGGAAGGCCTGCCGCCGGATTCGGCGTATCACCGGGCGATGCGCGGGCACGACTGGTCGACCCTCGAGTACCTCGTGCACTCCGTCGACTCGCGCCTGCGGGAGCTGCTGACGTTCCTCGGGAACTTGTTCCGCAAGGAGGGCGCCTCGGCCGACAAGCCCAAGTACCTGCCGACGCCCGACGAGGGCGACGTCGCCGACGCGGTCGTCGACGAGAAGACCGCCGCGCAGCAGCGCGAGGAGTTCGACGACGTCACCGCGCGCATGTTCGGCGGCTGACAGACAGGAGGCCGCCGTGGCTCGCAAGGGGAACGCCATCTGGATGGACGTGCTGCCCTCGATGGGCAAGCTGTCCAGCTCGATCGTCAAGGAGGCGAGCGACGCCGGCCGGAAGGCCGGGCAGGCCGCATCGAAGGCGATGACGTCGGGCATGCAGACGAAGGGCAAGAGCCCCGCGTCGAGCATGGCCGACGAGATGGCGGCGGCGTCGAAGCGGGTCGAGAAGACGATCAAGCAGCAGACCGCTGCAATCGTCGGGGCCCGGTCCGCGGAGAAGGCAGCAACCCTGCAGGTCGAGGCCGCCGAGGCGACTCTGGCGCAGCGGCGCACGTCGCAGGCTGCGGCTGTCGCGAAGGCGGCCGCGGCGGAGGCATCGGCGGTGAAGGCGCGCACCCAGTACGGCGCGACGTCGCAGGAGGCTAGCGCGGCCGAGCTCGCCCTCGCGAAGGCGAAGGCGCAGGCCGAGGGCGCGACGGCGTCGTCCCTGCGTGCCGAGGCGTCGCTCGTGACGACGCGCGAGAAGGCCGCCACGGCGGGCATGAAGACGACGTTCGTCGAGGACCAGCTGCGTGCGGCGCACAACGAGCAGAAGGCGATCCTCGAGGAGCTCAACCGCACGGGCACCGAGAGCGTCAAGGTCGTGGACCGCCTCGCGGGGGCGTACAACGCGACGAAGGGCGCCGCGGACGTCGCCTCCCGTGCTGTGTCCGCCAGCGTCGACGCCGTCAAGCGGGTCGGCGGGGCGCTCGGCGACGTCGTCAAGGGCGGTGCGACGGCCACCATCGCCACCGGCGCGACCCTCGCCGGCGTCGCCCTCACCAAGGGCTTCTCGCGCCTCGCGAACATCGACAGCGCCCGCGCGAAGCTCGACGGACTTGGCAACAGCGCCGAGACCGTCGACATCATCATGGGCAACGCGCTCGAGTCGGTTCGCGGTACGGCCTTCGGGCTCGACGTCGCCGCGGCCGCTGGCGCGAACGCGGTCGCAGCCGGCGTCAAGCCCGGCGAGGACCTGCAGCGCACCCTCAAGCTCGTCGCCGACGCCGCGACCATCGCGGGCACGGACATGGGCTCGATGGGCGCGATCTTCAACAAGGTCGCCGCGTCCAACAAGATCCAGATGGACGTCATCAACCAGCTGCACGACGCTGGTGTCCCGGCCCTCGCGCTGCTCGCCGACCAGATGGGCGTCACCGCCTCCGAGGCGTCGAAGATGGCCTCCGAGGGCAAGATCGACTTTGCGACCTTCCAGGATGCGATGGAGGCCGGACTCGGTGGCGCGGCCCTGTCGTCTGGGAAGACCTTCACGGGTGCCCTCGACAACGTCATGGCCGCCCTGGGGCGCATCGGCGCGAACGTCCTCTCGGGACCGTTCTCGCGCATGGCGCCGCTGTTCCAGGCAACGTCGGCCGCGATGTCACCCCTCGAGGACGCCGCGAAGGTCGTCGGCGAGACGGTCGGCAACTGGGTGAACCCGGCACTCGAGCGGCTCACCGGCCTGCTCGAGAACGGCGGCATCGGACAGCTCGCACCGATGTTCAGCAGCATCGGCGCCGCTGTCGGGCCGCTCGCCGGCGCATTCGTCGCACTCGGCGCCTCCGGGCTCGGCGGGCTGCTGTCCAGCGTCCCGATCCTCGGGCAGATGGTCGGGCCCCTCACCGCGCTCGGCGGCCCACTCGGGATCGTCCTCGGCCTCCTCGGCGGCCTCGTTGCCGTCTCCCCGGAGCTGCGCGGGGCGCTCGGGGGCGCGTTCGGCGACTTCGGGTCCACGGTCACCTCGACCGTCGTTCCTGCGGCACAGGCGCTCCTGCCGATCCTGTCGGAGTCGGTGACCCTCATCGGGTCGTCGCTCGCCGACGCGATCGTGCAGTCGGGGCCGGGCCTGGCGGAGCTCGCCGCGACGGTCACGACAGGACTCGTCGCTGCGCTGACGACGGGGGTGCCGCTCGTCACGAGCCTGGTGCTGTCGCTCATCGACCTCGCGTCGTGGGCGTCGCAGAACATGGGCATCGTCGCAGGCCTCGCCGGCGCCGTCGGCGGGCTCATCCTCACGTCGAAGGGGCTGCAGGCGGCCCTCGTCGTCCGCGAGGCCGGCGGGCTCCTCGCCTACGCGAAGGCGCTCCCGATCATCTCGGGCGCGACGAAGGTGTGGGCGGCGGCGCAGTGGCTGCTCAACGCGGCGATGACGGCGAACCCCATCGGGCTCATCATCGCGGGGGTCGCGGCGCTCGTCGCGGGCGTCGTGCTCGCGTACCAGAACGTCGGGTGGTTCCGCGACGGCGTCGACGCTGCCTTCGCCGGCATCAAGGTCGCCGTGCAGGCCGTCGGCGACGCCGCGGTGTGGCTGTGGGAGGAGGCCATCAAGCCCGCGTGGGACGGGATCGCCTCGGGGGCCACGTGGCTCTACGAGAACGCGATCCGGCCAGCGTTCGACGGGATCGGCGCCGCCATCGGCTGGGTCGTCGACCTCGTCACCACCATCGTGTCGCGGTGGATCGCCGTGTTCCGCACGGTGGGCGCCATCGCGACGTGGCTGTGGCAGAACGTCATCTCGCCGGTGTTCAAGGGCATCGCCGCGGTCGTGAGCTGGGGCTGGTCGGTCGTCTCGGCGATCTTCGACCTGATCGTCCACGTCGTCGCGTTCGTCCTCGCACCGGTGTTCCGGTGGCTCTACGACAGCGTGATCTCGCCCGTGTTCGACTGGATCTCGGACAAGATCTCGATGTTCTGGCTGGGCGCGCAGATCGTGTTCAACGCGGTCGTGTCGTTCTTCCGCGACACAGTCGGTGGCGCGTTCATGTGGCTGTGGAAGTCGGTCATCTCGCCCGTGTTCACGTGGATCGGGGCACTGTTCTCGACCTGGTGGAACTCGATCGTGCTGCCGCTCTTCAACGGCGTCGTGGACTTCGTGCGGAACACGCTCGGGTCGGCGTTCTCCTGGCTCTACGTCAACATCGTGAAGCCCGTGTTCGACAACATCGGCAGCGCGATCTCGTGGGTCTGGGTGAACGTCATCAGCCCGGCGTTCAACTTCCTCAAGGACGCCGTGCAGAAGGACATCCCGGCGGCGTTCGAGGCGGGCAAGAAGGCCATCGGGACGGCGTGGGACGGGCTCAAGGAGATCGCGAAGACACCCATCCGGTTCGTGGTGGACACCGTCATCAACGACGGCATCATCAAGAACTTCAACAAGGTGGCGGACTTCTTCGGGTCCAAGACGATTCCCGAGATCAAGCTGCCCGAGGGGTTCGCGCACGGTGGTGTGCTGCCTGGGTACGGGGCGGCGAAGCGTGACACGACGCTGACCCCGATGCGCGCCGGCGAGGGCGTGCTCGTGCCCGAGGTCGTCCGCGGTCTCGGCCCGTCGTTCGTGCACACGCTCAACGACGCCGGCAACAGCGGCGGACCGAGAGCGGTGCGAGACCTCGTCGCGGGTCGCGGGTACGCGACCGGTGGTGTCGTCGGAGACGCTGTCTCCGGGGTCATCGACTGGGTCGGGAACGCCGCGAACACGGCGTCGATGTTCATCGCCGACCCGGCTGGGTCAATGGCGAAGGTCATCGATCACCTCGTGGCGAAGATTCCTGGCGCGGGCGGCATGCTCGACGTCGCCAAGGGCATGAGTACGAAGCTCGTCGACGGGGCGGTCGAGAAGATCAAGGCCGTCCTCGGGGCGCTCGGCGGTGGAGCGTCGGGCCCGAACGGGCAGCTGCCGGTCGGGTCGCTGATGCAGGTGCCGTTCGCAAACCCCGGTCCCGGGGTGGGCACCTACGGGTCCTACCTGCGCCGTGACGCGGCTGCGGCACTCATCGCGGCCAACACTGCGGCGAAGGCGGCGACGGGGCAGTCCCTGTCGCTGACCGAGGGGTACCGCGACCTCGCCGGGCAGCAGTACCGGTGGGGCCTGTACACCTCGGGCCGCGGCAATCTCGCCGCGCGTCCTGGCACGTCGAACCACGGGTATGGCCTCGCGGCTGACCTCGGTGCGTCCGCGCGCGGGTGGCTGACGAAGAACGGTCCCGCCTTCGGGTGGCACCCGACGGGGCTCGGCTTCTCGCAGCGAGAGCCGTGGCACTTCGACTTCAAGGGCAAGGCGGGCGGGCTCTACGGCACCGGTGGTGTCGACGAGCGGCCCTCCCTGTACGACGAGGGCGGAGTGCTGCAGCGGGGCGTGTCGCTCGTCGCCAACAACACGAAGGCGCCCGAGTACGTCCTGCCGCAGGAGCGGCTCATCGACATCGTCCAGCGCGCGAGCAGCGAGGGCGACACCGGCCCGCTGATCGGCGAGCTGACGATGGTCTCGAGCGGTGACACCCGCGAGGACCTCAACGAGATCACGCACGAGCTGCGGAAGATCAGGAGAGGCGGTCGCAAGTGAGCATCAGTGACTGGCGGCTGACGTACGACGGCCAGGGGGTGTGGCCGGGCGCGGACATCGCGTTCGGCGCACCCCTGTCGCCGTACATCTTCACCGGCATGCCAGACACTGACGCCGCGCCGACGCGCTCAGACGACACCGACCTCCCTCGCGAGGACGGCATCGTCATGGGCGTCGACAGCAGGGGCGGGCTGACGATCCCGATCAGCCTCACCGTGAACGGGCGCACAGAGGACGAAGGCGACCGGCTCGAGTCCTCCCTCGCGCGTGCATGGCGCGCCGACGCCGTGCGCCGGACGCCCGGTGCGGTCGCAACCCTGCGGTCGCACCGGGGCCGGCGCACGTTCGGCAGGCCACGCCGGTACTTCGCCGACGGCCGGCGCTCGCACCTGGGCCGGTACGACGTCACGGCGGACTTCGCGACCGTCACGGACCTGTGGTTCGGCGACGACCGGGCGTTCGAGGCCAGCATCGTCGCCGCGTCGTCAGGTGGGTTCCGGGCGCCGTTCCGGTTCCCGCTCGTCACGACCGGCTTCGGTGCCGGCAGCCAGTCGGTCGTCGTCGACGGCGACGTACCGGCGTGGTGCCGAATCGAGATCGACGGGCCGATCCTCAACCCGGACGTCGAGATCTTCGGCGTCCTCCGCGAGCAGTTCACGACGTACGTGCCCGAGGGGCAGACGCTCGTGTTCGACCCGCGGCCGTGGTCGCGCGGAGTCCTCCTCGACGGCATCAACGTCAGCGGCCGACGGCTGCGCACGTCAACGCCGCTCGCGTCGGCCGTGCTCCCACCGGGCGAGCACCTGTTCACCCTGCGGGGCCAGTCCGAGACCGGCACCGCCCGGGCCCGTGTGATCGTCGCGCCGGCCTTCACCCGCTACTGAGAGGACACGTCATGGTCTGGGACCCGACAGCATGGGCGATGGACGGCGGCGCACCCAACCCGGTGCCGATCGCGCGCGCTCTCGCCTTCGCCGCGACGAAGGGCGCCGAGGGCGTCATCGCTCCGCTGGACTGCAAGGTCACCGCGCTGGCGACCCCGGGCGGGTCGGTGCGCGTCCTCCCGGGTGTCGCGACGGTCCGGAACCGTGTCGCCGGTGGCGCGAGCGAGACCTACATCGCGCGGAACCCCACCGAGGACACCGTCGCGGTGCCCGCCACCGACGCTACGGGCGCCCGCAGTCACCTCGTCGCGGTGGTGGTCGAGGACCCGTACGCCGCAGGCTCGGGCTTCGCCAAGCCGTCGGACCCCAACACCGTCGTCGCCGTGAGGACCCGCGTCATCCCGAACGTCCCCGCCGGCACCACACGCCTGCAGGACGTCAACGGCTACGCGAGCCGGACTGGGTACGCCCTCGCTCGCATCGACATGCCCGCCTCCACCGGCGCCGTCACCGCGGCGATGATCGTCGACCTCCGAGCCCTCGCCCTCGCCCGCACCGAGCGGTTCCTGTCGGTCGACGTCGCCCAGGGCGGGCGCCTGACGTCCACCGCCGACGTGCAGTGGCCGTCGAACACCCGCTCGCCGCTGGTCCCCGCGTGGGCGACCCACGTCACCGGGAAGGTCGCCGTGCACCAGGCCGAGATCTCTGGGGGCAAGGGGTACGCGAGCGTGCGCGTCGCGCTCGGCCCGACCGGGTCGGCGCTGAACTCGGCCGAGACGTTCCTCGACTTCGACACGCCCCCTGGCGGGTTCGAGCGCGTGGGCGTCACCGTGCTCATCGCCGACCGCATCCCGGAAGCCTGGCGCGGGTCGCGGCAGCTGCTGCAGGTCATCGGCAAGCGTTTGAACCCGGCTAGCGACCCCGGGGTCTTCGCCGCCAAGGCGGGCACGCAGATCGAGTGGGACCTGCAGTTCGAGGAGCGCATCGCGTGACCGAGGGCCGCTACATCGCCCGACGCGTCCTGACGAACGAGCAGCTGGACCTCGAGGTGCCGCTCATCACGAACGGGCCGGAGCGGTCACTCTCGGCGGTCAGTCAGCTGTCCGCGACGGTGAAGCCCGACACCGGCCGCCTGCGCGCCGCCGACGGTCGTCTGCTGCTCGAGGAGTGGGGCACGCTGCTCTATCACGAGGTCGACGGCGAGATCCGGTGGGGCGGCATCGTCACGACGTCCGAGTTCCAAGGCGCCGAGTGGGTCGTCGAAGCAGCCGGGCACGCGACGTACCCACACGGCGCGATCTTCTCCGGCGACTTCACGTCTACGGGCATCGAGCCGGTCGAGGCGATGCGCATGATCTGGGCGAACCTGCAGGCGCAGCCCGACAGCGACCTCGGCGTCCGCATCGTCGGCGACGTCACCGACCAGCTCCTCGGCTCCACCGAAGAGCCGTACACGCTCTCGTGGCACGCAGCTACCGACTGCGGCAAGGAGCTCGACGACATCGTCACCCAGTCAGGCGTCGACTGGGTCGAGCGGCACCGGTGGGACGGCGAGGCGATCATCAGCGAGATCGTCGTCGGCTACCCGCGCCTGGGCCGGCCGCTGCCGGACCTGTCCTTCGTGCAGGGCGAGAACATCGTCGAGGTCGTGAAGCCGAACCTGAACGGTGACGACTACGCCAACAACATCTTCGGCCTTGGCGCCGGAGAGGGCGCCGGCAGCGTCCGCCGCAACGCCTCGCGCAGCACCGGTCGGCTCAGGCGCACCCGGGTGCTGTCTCGTAAGGACGTGGAGACGTCCGCCCGGATGGACGCGCTCGTGAACGACGAGCTGCGCCGGTCGCTCGACACGACCGCCGTCGAAGAGATCGTCGTCGTCGACCACGCCAACGCCCCCTTCGGGACCTTCGACCTCGGCGACGACATCACGGTCGAGGCGTCCCTGCCCTGGTACGGCGAGCTGCTGCTCCCGTTCCGCATCGTCGGCATGGTCCCGCAGGGCGGAGGCCGGCTCACCCTGCGCCTCGAGCGCTCTGACGCAACACCGTAGGAGGACCACATGGCGAGCACCCCGGAGCAGCGCGAGTTCGCGCGGACCCTGGCGAAGCTCGACGAGCGCGTGGAGCGCGCAGAGCGCGCCTCGAACCTGCGGCACTCGACGCTCGCGATCGACGGGCGCGAGGTGCGGGTGCCCGACGCCCTCGGTGACGGTGTCCGCGCAGCGTTCGAGATCCCTGGTCTCGACGACCGCATCACGCGGAATGCGGCGGCGCTCGAGGATGCGGAGCGGGCGGTCGCTGAGGCGAAGGAGCTCGCGGAGAAGGCTCGCACCGACGGTCTCGCGGCCGCCGAGGAGGCTGAGGCCGCCGCCGACGCTGCGCTCGCTCGAGCGGTGTCGGCGATCAACGCCGCGCAGGGGGCAGTGCGGGACGCGAACACGGCCATCGGTCGCGCCGACGACGCTCGCACGCAGGCTGCGAACGCCGTCTCCGCGGCGGGGACTGCACAGTCGAGGGCCGACCAGGCGGTCACGGATGCGGCGAATGCGCGCACGGCGGCGACCACGGCCGACAGCAAGGCCACGGCGGCCGACTCGAAGGCGGCCGCCGCGCAGATGGCGGCGGGCACCGCGCAGACGGCAGCGAACGCCGCGGCGACGAACGCGACCCGCGCGCAGACCACGGCCGACACGGCGAACGAGGCGGCGCTGACAGCGGCCGGGGTCGCGGGCAGCAAGGGTCGGGTGTGGTTCCAGCCGTCGACACCCCCTGAGGGGGGCGCGTACGCGTGGACCGCGGGCGTGGACGACAGCCCGTCGACCCGCACCGAGGGCAGCGTCGTTCGGACGCAGCGGATCCCGAACCCACGCGCGGTGTCGACGAAGTGGTGGCAGCCTGCCGCCGCTTCGGCCACCCCGACGGGCGACGGCGGACTGCGGATCACGCCAACCGGCACGACCGGCACGACGTACCTCTACGCGACGCCGACGGCCGACATCGCCAACCCCTCGCGGGGTCGATTCGCGATCACGCCGGGCCAGTCCTACGCCCTGGGCCTCGTCGTGACGAACGTCAGCAACGAGACCCTGCAGGTCCGCGGTGGCGTCGCCTTCTACAACGACGCAGGCGCGGGCGGGGTGAGCACCAACAAGCTGACCCCGGCGTACACGCTCCTCGCCGGGGAGAGCCGCCCCATCGAGGTGCTCGGCACCCTGCCCGCCGCCGACACGGCCGCGACCGGCTCACTGCCGCTCCTGTACGTGTATGCAGCATCGGGCGGTGTCGCTCCGGCTACCGCGGTCACCGTCACGCGCGAGTGGCAGTTCGAGATCGCTGACCAGCCCTTCGAGAAGGCCCCCGCCTTCTTCACCGGCGCGACCCCCAGTGATCGCGACCTCGACCTGTGGATCGACACAACGGGCGGGGCGAACACCCCGAAGCGACGCAGCGGCGGCGCATGGGTCGCAGTCACCGACAAGGCTGCGACCGACGCGGCCGCTGCGGCGGCCACGGCGAACACCGCGGCGGGAACTGCGAAGGCGGCGGCGGACGCGGCGCAGAAGACGGCGACCGACGCGGGGAACGCGGCGGCGGCGGCGAAGGCCGCGGCCGACGCGGCGCAGTCGACCGCGACGACGGCGCAGTCCACGGCCGACGGCAAGTCGACCATCCGCTACGGCACGAGTGCACCGACGTCGGGCACGCCCGGGTCCCTCGGTGACCTGTACTTCGTGCGGACCGCGCCGACGACTGGGACGCCGCAGATCACGGCCTTCTACGAGCGGACCGTCGGCGGGTACGCCGAGCGGCCGATGACGTCGGCCGTGTTCGCGTTCATCGACGCGGGCAAGATCACAGCAGGCATCTTGTCGGCTGACCGCATCGCGGCGGCATCGCTCACCGGAGCGAAGTTCGTCGCCGACGCCATCACGACCCGCGAGTTGGCAGCGGGGGCAGTCACCGCGGCGCAGCTGTCGGCGGCGGCAGTGACTGCCGGCAAGATCGCGGCCGGAGCGATCGTCGCGGCGGACATCGCCGCGGGAACGATCACGGGCGAGAAGATCTCGGCGGCGACGATCACCGCCGCGAAGCTCCTCGCGGACACCATCACGACCCGGGAGCTGTCTGCCGACTCGGTGACGGCCGCGAAGCTGGCGGTCGATGCGGTCCTCGCCCGCAACATCAAGGCGGGCGAGATCACGGCCGGGAAGCTCGCGGCGGCCTCCGTGGCGACGGGCAACCTCGCGGCCGGGGCGGTCACCGCCGAGAAGATCGCTGCGGGTGCGATCACCGCGGAGAAGATTGCTGCCGGGGCGGTGACGGCGAACGAGCTGTCGGCGGACGCGATCAACGGCAAGACGATCAACGGTGTCACGATCCGCGGTGGCACGATCATCGGCGGCACCCTGGCGTCGTCGACGGGCAGCAAGCGGGTCGAGATTCGCGAGCGGGAGATCACGTTCTTCGCCGCCAACGGGGCCCCGGGCTCGACGTACTCGGATGCCGTGATCGAGGCCGTTGGGGATTCGACCCCGACGACTGACCCGATCGTGTGGCTCAAGCTCGGCGGCAAGGTGCAGGCCGGTGCCGCCCATTCGGTCGCGCGGGTCGGGCAGACGGCCCCGTACGCCTTCGTGACCCTGGACGCACCCTCGGCGGCGTTCGAGACGGTGATGACCGACGTGCTCTTCGACATGCGGGGCGTGGCGAACGGTGGCTCGAACCGCTCTTCCGGGAACGTGCTCGACCACATCCCGCAGAACGACCTACCCACGACGGTCCTCGCGGGACGCGTGCCCCCGGCCGGTACGCGGCTCATCACGCAGAGCGGCATCGCGCCGTGCAACACCGTCGGCAGTGGCGACTCGAACGTCGTCTACAAGACGCCGTTCCCGAACGGCGTGTGCTGGCTGCACCTGCAGCGGTACGACTTCTCCGTCTTCGGGCAGACGTCGCACATCTTGAACACGACGCAGTCGCTGTCGCAGGGCAACTTTCGGGTCTTCCAGACCAACGGCAACCCACTGCCCAACGTGTCGGGCATCAAGTACCAGTGGACCGCCGTCGGCTGGTGACTCACCGGTAGGGCACCCGTCCCGCCGGCCACACCCCCGAGGAAGGGAGCGACATGGGTCGCATCTTCGTCGGCGTCAGCGAGTACGGCTCGCTCCGAGGCGTGCACCAGTACGCCGAAGAGCGAGCCGGCCTGCAGCTGCTCGCCGTGCTCGCCATCGTCAACCCGCAGCTGCCCGCCAACGAACGGGTCACGATCAACGAGGCCCAGCGACCCCGGGCAAGTCAGAGCGCGTTCTGGAACGACTACGTCCGACGCGGTGCGCCCCCCGCCGTCGTCGCCGCCCGCCCGTTCACCTCGAAGCACGACGGCGGCCCGAACGACGACCAGGGGCGCGCGTTCGACCTCGGCGGGCCCGGCGGGTCCGTCATCAGCGACCGCGCCCACGCCCTCGTCAAGGCAGTCGGTGCCGAGTACGGCATCCACCACACCGGCGCGGGCTTCAACCCGCGCGAGAAGTGGCACTTCGAGTACGTCCCCGGCACCGCGCGGAAGCTCGCCAGCGCCGGCCCCACCCAGCAGGAGAAGAAGGACCAGGCCATGACCTCTCACCTCTACCGCCACCCCGGCGGCACCATCGCCATGATCGACTGGTCGACCGGCGCGTACTGGGGCCTCGCCGGCCCCGCGTACGTCGAGCTGGTGCGCTCGCTTGGTCTCGTCTCCACCGACCCCATTCGCGAGATCCCCGCCAACCAGTGGGACTTCCTCATGGGCCGCGTCGTCGAGACGCGGCAGCACATCGCCGCCCAGGTGTGGGCCACGCCCCTGTCCGGTTGGAACGGCGCGCAGGGAGCCGGGACCCGCCTCGTCGGCGCTGACCGCGGTGGCGTCGCCCCCGAGTACGTCGACCAGATCGCGACCGCCGTGCAGAAGAAGCTGCCCGTCGGCTCCGGCGGCGGCGTCGACACCGACACCCTCGTCGCCAAGATCACCACCGCCGTCGGAGACCTCCTCCGCGGCATCTTCACGAAGGCAGGCACCAAGTGACCACCACCGACCCCACCCTCCCCGAGGTGAAGAACACCATGAGCGACCTGCTCGCCAACGGCCGCAAGGCCGCCGGCGCGGGCTTCGCCGCCGCGTTCGCCGCCGGCATCCCCGTGCTCGGCACCGCCCTCGCCGACGGCGTCGTCACGGGCGACGAGGTCGGCACCATCGCGGCCGCGTTCTTCGGTGCCCTGTTCTCCGTCGGGTACGTCACCTGGCAGACGGCGAACAAGCCCACGCCCGTGCAGGAGGCCGCGTTCGTGCAGGCCGTCGACCAGGCCGCCGCCGCCGTGCCCCCCATCGTCGTGCAGGGTGTCGACCCCGCGACCGTGGAGTACGTCGGTCCGCCCACCCTGCCGGTGGAGCCGCTCGTCGACGACGGCGAGCCCAAGCACCGGGCGGAGTGACGTGGTCGCCACCGACCCGCGCGTGAGCCAGCGTCGACGCCGCTGGGAGCGCGTCATCTGGGTGCTCGACATGGCCGCGTACGGGTTCCTCGCCTTCAGCGGCTGGGCTGCCCTGTTCGCCCCGAGCGCGTACATCGTCCAGGAGGTCACCGACGGCCGCGTCATCCTCGTCTGGGGCAGCCTCCTGTTCGCCGGCGGCGTCTTCGGGCTCCTCGGTCGTCTCGTGCGCCTCTGGGCGGTCGAGATCCTCGCCAACGTCGCCGCCTGGTCGGGGGCCGTGATCTACGCCTACATCGTCGGCGCCGCCGTCGCCACGGGGTCGTCCATGATCCTGTTCGGCTTCGTCGTCGCCGCCGTCATCGCGACGTTCCGCCGGTACGCCGAGCTGCAGATCTTCACCAGCGAGCCCGGCCTCGACACCTTCACCAAGCGCGTCGCGTCCCTGCTCCGCCGTCGCACCGACTACGCCGTCCACCGCAAGCACTACTGAGGGGAGCGACGTGCTCGACACCACGACCGTGACCGCGCTCGGCGGCGGCGCGGGCATCGCCCTCCTGCTGCGGGAGCTCCTCAGCGTCGTCGCGGCGCTCCGCAACGGCGTCAGCGCCCGCGAGGGCAAGCGGAAGGCCGACATCGTCCAGCAGCGCGACGAGGCCCTCGAGCGAGCCGCTGCCGCCGAGGCACAGACCCGCGCCGCCGACCGCCGAGCCGACACCGAGCGCGAGAAGCGCATCGCCTGGCAGGAGGACGCTGCGGCACACCGGCGGCAGCTCCTCGAGAACGGGCTCAGCCCCGGCTCACCACCGGACATCGAGACGACCCGCAGCTGATCAACACCAGGACCACGAGAACGGCCCCCCGGATGCTCACGCATCTGGGGGGCCGCTTTCGTGCGTCCGGGCTATAGGTCCTCGACCGGCCCGTACGTCGTCGACACGGTTCGCTGGTGGAACGCCAGCCGCGGCACCGTCAAGGGGTCCAGGCCGAGGGCCCGCACCTGAGAGTCGAACAGGTCCTGCTGCGTCTTCCGGTCGGCCTCTGTGCTGAAGTCGGGGCCGTTCACGCCGAACCACTTGGGCTCGCCGTTCGGGTAGGTGATGCCGTACTCGGTCAGTCTCTCCACCGTCTGCGCCATGCCCTCATTCTACGAGCGGAAGGTCTGATCGGCAGGGAGTCACTCGGCGGTTGCCTGCACCTCGTCCGTGCCGCCGGCGGGCTGCACGTAGACCGAGGCGACGGACGTGATGGGCTCGGCGAAGGTGAGCACGGCGGTGCCGGTTGCACCCGGTCGCAGGTCGAACATGCCGACCGTGTTGCTCAGGTCGATGAGGCTGTTGTACGTGGCCGTGTCCTCGGTGAGGCTGCGCCACTCGCTGATGACGTCGGAAACGGACGTGCTCGCCGCCTGCTGCCCGTCGAGGCTGACGAGGGTCATGCCGTACATGTTGATGTAGGACGTGCCCGAGGTGTTGTCGACCTCGACGGTGACGTACGTGGGCGCCTCGCCGCCGACCGACTCGCGGGCAGCCTCAAGCTGCTGCACGAGCTCGTTGCTGCTGTCGGTGGGGATGGTGAACGTGCCGGTGGCGCCTTCGTACTCGAAGGTCCACGTGTCGCCGATGTGCTCGACGGGCGCGGCCGCGGTGGGCGTTTCGGACTCGATGGCCGTGGCGTCCTCGGCGACGGGCGGCGTCTGGTCAGAGCAGGCCGTGAGGGTGAGGGCCAGGGCGGCGACGGCCACGAGGGCGGCGGCGGTGGTCTTGGGCATGCTGATCCTTGCTGTAGGAGTCGGGGTTGCCGCCAGCCTACGGACGTGCACCGTTCCGTCTAGGTCTTGACGGTCACGGGTGTGCATCGACCCATGCCTCAACGGCCTCCCGCAGCTTGAACGACCCGAACACGGCAACGGGGGGCTGCTCTCCGCCGAACGTCCACCCGCGGTGCGGCTCGTGGTAGACGAACAGCCGCGCCTCGCGGTCGTTCGGCCGGCGCGTGTCGACCAGGAAGTAGATCCCCGGGCGTGCTGGCTGCGTCACGAGTTCGTACGGGGCGACGGTGCCGACGTGCACGTCGTACCATCCGCGCTCGCGCATCTGGGCATCAACGCCGCGGGGGTCCGGTTGCACTGCCACGCGAGGACTGTAGACGCCCCCACCGACCAGCACAGGTCGATGAGGGCGCATGCACAGTAGCTCCTGGTCCTCAGGCGGCTCTCCGTTCAGCGCCGGGCGGGCGATCCTCTGCCGGCACCAGACGCAGGTGTCCTCGTCGGGGGAGTGCTGTCGCGGCGGCGGCGGTGCGCACGGCATCGAGTCCGACGTGGAGGTAGCGCTCGGTGGTGGCGAGCGACGAGTGCCCCAGGAAGTCCTGAACCGCGCGCAGGTCGCGGGTGCCGTTGTAGGCGCTCGTGGCTGCGGCGTGGCGCAAGCTGTGGGGGTTCGCGCCCAGGCGGCGGGTGATGATCTTGTTGACGGAGGCCGGGTGCATGTGGCCTCCGTACCGGCCGGGAAAGTAGTACCCGCCCTGCTGTTCGTCCTCGAGGTCGAGGAGCACATGCATCAGGTCGTCGTTGATCGGCACGAGCCGCTGCTTCTCGCCCTTGCCCGTGATGCGGAGGACGTCGTACTCGCGGTGGCTGGTGTGCAGCGTCGCGATCTCGGTGAGGCGGAGACCGGCGAGGCGTCCGAGCAGGATCATCGCAGTCTCGTTCAGCGGTGCGCTCATGAGGGCCAGCTCGACTTCCCCGTCGGCGGCCATGCGAGGCATCTTGCGCGGTACTCGGATCGGTGGGAGCCCGTGCGCGGGATCGTCCGGGATCCTGCCGGTCTTGTGCGCCCAGCCGTAGAAGGCGCGGAACGACGAGCGCAGCGACTTGCGGGCCTCGGCGGAGTGGCTAGTGCGCCGCTCGGCGAGGAAGCGCTCGAGGTCGCGTGCGGTGACGGTCAGCAGGTCGGCGTGCCGACGCTGCAGATGATCGATGTGCATGAGCCGTTGGCGCACGGTGCCGGGGGAGCGTCCGGCGGCGAGCAGGCTGTTGCGGTAGTCCTCCATCAT